TCTTCATCTCTTCCATATGTTTTCTGGTATGAGTACCCTTCTTTTTATGCCTAGCTAAAGCATCTTTCTGTCTTTGAGTTAAAGTTTTCATTTCTTTTTCCTCTTTTTCTTTTTTGCATTAAGTTTTTTAAGATCAGCAGCCGTAATCTTATCCCGTGGTGGAGCAACCGCAGCAAGTTTACGTTGTTTGCCCGAATAAGATCCTTTAGGCATCAGACAGCAGAAGTTATATCGCCAGTTGTTTGGAAACTAACTGATACAGTAGAAATGTCTCCGACAGTAGAACTAAATGAAGTTCCTGTAATAATTCCGTTAAAACTTAATTTTTTAGTACCTGATGTATCTAAGAAAAGGTTAAATGAAGCATCGCCAGCATCTTCTGTTGTCAACACATCTGAAATAATTTCAGCAGTATTATCTCCAGATGTAGCTGTGTAAAGAAGATCAACTGTACCTGTCGCTGATTTCAAAGAACCTACATACTTTCTGGATGTATCTCCATGAGCAGTGCACTCTAATGTATCTTTTGTTACGTCTAGTGTCCAAGCTGTTGTAGAAGCTATAGCTCCAACTGATCCAGTTCCGTTATCAAATGCAACAGAGCCTTCTTCGCCACGAAAAAATGCCATGATTCTAAGAAAAATTTACTTATAACAATATATTACCTTGAAACTGCGTTTTTCACAGTTATTTTTTCTTCTTTTTACGTCTATGTTGATAAGTTATCTTTTTACTACCAGTTTTTTCTCTTTTAAACCTGGCTTTCTCTGCTGCTGTCATCTCTCCAACAGTCTTAGGTGTCTTACTTGATACACGTTTTTTAGGCCGACAGGCAGGATAACCTCGTTTTTCTCCTTTTGAACGACCACAAGGCTTACCAGTTTTTACATCTACCCAATTTTCCTTAAACCAACGGGTTAAACCACCACTACTTCTTGCCACGTTTTTTCTCCACTCGATAAGTGCCACCACGTTTTTTGTACTCTCGTACAAGCCATGCGTTAGCGTAAGCAGAAGGGTAAACTTTGAATTTACGTTTAGCTTCTGATTTCACTCTGGAGTATAACGCTTTATTTACAGGTACATTCATGTCTCTTTTTACCTCCCTTTTTCTTCTTTTTCTTTTTCTTTGGGGTCATTGAGCCGTAAGCCATAAATAAAGAAGTCTCTTAATATATTCTAAACGCAGTCTGCCCTAATGTCTCTGGTTTTGCCAAATTAAATTGCTGTAGACAAAGATAACCAAAAGCATCAAAAGCATGATCCACACCTAAATTCTTATTAGGTAATCCAGTATTTGGTGCATAAGTCAAAGTTCTAAGTGCTTTTATCAATTCTTTACATCTTGGATGAATAAAAGTTCTTCGATCTCCATTTGCATCCAATAAAGCAGTATTGACAGAAGTGATCTTATCCCTGATCTTCCAGGGAGATTTAGGACTTAAAACAGTAAAACCATTTCTTCTAAGAATTGTATGGTCAGTAACACCAACTCCACTTGTTTTTCTAGCACTACCAGTAGGATCAGGACAAGCAATAACTCTTCGATCTACCCCATACCTTCTAACGACTTCTTCAGCAAAATCCCATGTGGTAGCACCTCCTGTTAGCATGATTTCATCAAACACATATAGGTTATTGTCATGCTTATATGCACAAATTCCTGCCATGGGGTCTACGTTAAAGTCCAATCCTATTAACAAAGGAAGCATATGTAGATCTGCCACTTCCTTATCAATATTCTCATCCCCAAAACTAACAGCAACAAGACCAGTTAAATTCTCAAAACTAGCTTCAAATTCCTGTCTAAATGTTCTCGCATCTAATTGACCCCTAGCTGCCTCTACCTCCTCTTCCTTTACATTACCCCCTTCTATCGTAGTAAAACTCCATCTCTGCCAATCATCCCATTCTTCCTCGCCACAATAACACCACATATCATAAAACCAGCTTGCAGTACCATCAGGTGTACTAATAAATAAAGCCCATCCCTGCTTATCTGCCAGAGCAGGTCTAATAACTTCAGCCCATACATCTCGATCCATAAATGCTGCCTCATCCAGCACAACACCAGCTAAACTTCTACCTCTCAATGCCATCGCATTTTCTGTTCCCTTTAATTCAATAGTCGATCCATTTATCAATTCCAACCTTAAATCTGTTTCATTTTTACTCTGAACCCACACCTTTGGTACTAATTTCTTCAACTCTTTCCACGCAATATCCTTTGCCATGCGATAAGTAGGAGCACAATAAAAATAAACTTCTCCTGGTCTGTTAATAGCTCCTCTGAGCAGTTCGATACAGGATAAATATGATTTCCCAAACCTTCGCCCTGCAACCAACACCCGAAATCTTTTATCACAATTAAATACCTCCCCCTGTGCGTACCTTAAACTGATTTCTGGTTTGTTTTTTACCGCCATACACTCAAAAATAACAGAAATTTCAATCTATACCCCCTATTTATAGCCTATTCCATCACTTTTAGGTTATTATTCGTTTATTAACCCTCATCAGATTAAGTCCGTGGCTTCTTCTACCTTTCCCAACGATATTACTCCTCCAATAGCTCAAACGAAAAAACGTGGTAGACCTAGATTCGTAGCTCGATCAACAGCAGAAAAGGTTCAAGAACGTGCTCAACGCTTATACTCAAGACAATTAGACGGCCAAACTACTCGTCAACTTGTAATAGAACATTCAAAAATTGAAGGTATCTCAGAAACAACAGCCTGGCAAGATTGGGATAAAGTAAAACATTGGAATACCGAAGATTGGGATAAAGATAGAGAAAATATGCTCCCTCGTCTACAAGCCATGAGAGTACGCTTATTCAACAAGGCAGTTAAGAAAGGTCAGCTACAGACAGCAGCACAGATCCTAGACTCTCTAGGCAAAGTAATAGGCGAATCCGTAGAGACAGTTAACATCCAAGCTCCAGAACTTTCTATTAAAGTTGAATCAAAGTAACGAAGATTTCGGATATATATTTAAGTTCCGAGGGGATGCCATATATCTAGTAACATTTGATACACTCCCCCATGTAATATAATAGTGATATAAGTGTAATGTTTACTTTACTTTGATATCAGATAATGGTATATTATAAATATGGTTAATATCATAATTGGCACATCCTATGAAAATTTATTTTCCTTATGTGCAAGATATGATTTTACACCTTTTGTCTTTTTCTCTCTAACTGTATTTAGTCCTATTTCAATAGCTACAATCACTTAGAGATAAACAAAAGGAAAAGACAATAAAAGACCCTAGACAATCTAACTATTTACCTTCCTATGGACTCTCAACAATTAGAGAAAATCCGCAGTTACATGAACTTAGAATTATGTAATGACTTTAGAAAATGTTTTGATATAGCATTATCTAAAGGATATATCAATAAAGAATATTTTAAAAAAAATATGTCTTTTATTGAAGCAACAAACGGGATGCATCCTAAATGGCCTAACTGTTTATTCTTTAAGGATTATCAAACAAGAGAAACTTTAAGAATTAAATATGATCTTTATGATTTAGCCGAATGATAGGTTCTACTTGCATTTATCCAGAGTACGAAAAAGACCTAATACGAAAAGGTATTAGGTATGAAAAATGTATCTCGAAAAAGTCTAAGAGACTATGGTTAAAAGTACATCCAATGGACGAATCCGAACACTGGGATTGGTTCCATTCGATTGATACTTACGTCAAGTTTGTACTTGACGATTAAATTAGATCAGGAGCTAGATTTATTTCTAGCTCTTTTTATCCCTTCCAAATTATGAGAACATCACTGTTATTTTTTTCATTCTTTATTCTGATATGGCAAGCAATTGTGATATCAAATAATATTCACTCGCAACTTGAAACAAGGAGCGAGTATATCCATTCAATACTTAAGGACATTTAAATATGGGATATTTAAACCCTGATTACTATTACCATCAATTATTGATGGATAAAGCGTCAGAAGTTGCTGATTTAAAAAATCAGATTATCAGACTAGAAAAAAAACTAAACCAACTACAAAAGGAGTCTAAACAATGTCAGAATTAAAAACAAAAGTAACTTTTCATGATCCTGAAAACTCAAATTCAGGATATACAATTGAAAATCCTTACGAAACTAAAATAAGGTTTTCAACTCCAAAACTAAATAAAGAAGGGTATATTGATATCCCACAAATAACAGTTATTGGATTAATAAACTTTTTATATGTTGGAGAGAATACGGAGAGAGACGGAAGATTAGGTTTTCGATCTAAAGCTGTATCAGAATTAAACTATTGGTTTAATACAAAAAAAACTTATAGATTTTGGCGTAAGGCATTACGTCCGATGTACGAAGAAATGGGAACACATAGAAATTAAAATAAATTACCCGCTAAAAATAGCGGGTATTTTTTTTGACTAAAAAAATTCCAAGTTATGGAAAACTTTTTTTTCAAAAAAAAAAAAAAAAAAAAATTAAAAAAATTAATCTAATAAACTGAATGCAAAAATTGAATGAAATTTTTGAATGCAAAAATTGAATGTCTTTTTTGTTGAATGTCTTATTAAAGACCTTTAAATATAAACAATAAGTGATATAATTAATAATGAAATCTTACTAAAAATTTCTAATGAAATTATTAACAAAAGCAATTTTAAAGAAACTTCCAACTATTGGAAGTAATGAAAAAAACAATAAAGAACATATTGCACATGTAAAATTGTTCGGAGGTAGTTGTTGGTCATGGTTTATTAGTGAATTTAATCCAGATACAAAAGAATGTTTCGGATATGTTGAAGGTTTAGAAAATGAACTAGGTTATTTTTCATTAACTGAACTTGAAGAATTAAAGTTCCCTCCTTTTGATTTACCAGTAGAGAGAGACATTAGTTTTGAAAGTACACCTATTAAGGAGTTAATGAATAAATGAATTATTTAACTTTACTTCCTGCCTACGGTAGAGATTACAAAAGTAAGAAAACTATTATTGAACATTTAAATAATGATAGGGACTTTTTAGAATCCACTAGTTTAAAGCCTATCAATAGACCACAATTTAAAGAGCTAAATATTAGCTCTTTTAATGTTCGATATGATCAGCTTAGAAAAATAACAAAAATAAATATAAAAGATTTAAAAAATTAATACTTTCATTTAGGGATGTTTAAAACATCCTTAAATAAAAGTATTTTTTCAAATACTTTTAACCTTCCAATTTTTTTTAATCATCATGAATGAATTTTTAAAAATGTCAAAAGAAAATAAGAAGTTAAAAAAAACTCTTATATTTGACTTACCTAGTGGCCATACTTGCCCAATGGCTAATGAATGCAAAAGTTATGTAGTTATGAATGCAAAAGGTAAAACAGAATTAAAAGATGGCGAAAATAATATTTTTCGATGCTTTGCAGCAAGTCAGGAAAATCAATATCCGAATGTGTATAAAGCTAGAAAATACAATTTAGATTTAATAAAAAACACTTTAAAAAGTAAAGATGGATTTTATAAAACATATGAATTAATTAATGCTTCAATACAAAAGCATATAACCAAAAATATTAATAAGGTTAGGATTCATTCTTCGGGAGATTTCTTCAATGGAGAATATCTTCGGGCGTGGTTTGCAGTAGCTCGACTTAATCCACTAATTAAGTTTTATTGTTATTCAAAGAGTTTACATTTATTCGGAACTAATGTTTCTATACCTGATAACTTCTTTTTAACTGCCAGTATGGGTGGTTTAAGGGATGACTTAATACATAAGGGATATTTTAAAAGATGGGCAATAGTTGTTAATAGTGAAGCTGAAGCAATAAAAAAAGGTATTGAACATATAGGCAAGCCGTACAAAATAGATAAAGATGATTCAAGTTGTTTTAAGCCTGATCCATTCGCACTTTTAATTCATGGAACTCAAAAAAAGGGATATTTCAAAAATTTAAAATAATTATTTAATTTTAAGAAAATAAAAAATTAAAAATTGAAATAAGAAATCAAAATTAGTTTTTTTAACTTTTTGGCTTGAATGGGTTGAATGAATGAATCCTTGAATGTCAGATTGACTAAATTCTGAATGATCATGAATGAATTGCTTAACTCTAGACATCAATGTATGTACATAAACTAATATTATGATATCATGCTAATATTAATCTTACATAAACAAAAAATTATGAATGAAGTCAAAAATGTTTTAATTATCGGATCTGGTTCGATTGGAGAAGATAATTTAAGAATCCACGAAAAATGGATTGATAAATATAATTTATTTTCAAAAATTGCATTTGATAAATCAGTATTAAAAGGTAAACCAAAAAAGCTTGTTGAATTTGAAAATATTGATAATTGTGGAACTAGATCCGTTTACAATTACTATGTAAACAATAAACATGAAAGTTTACCGATTGATGTTTTCAATGATTTAGGTTTATTTCTTTGGAATCATTTATGGGATGTAAATACTGGTATAACACCAGTACATTTATTTCTTTTACAACAAGATTGTGGATTAGGAATAATTTTACCTCAAGATAATAAAGAAAATTACTTTTCCTTTAGACAAGATAATCCTTTAGAAAAAATATATTTACAAGGTATAGATTAATGGCAAGATTTAAATCACAAGCAAGACAAGCTGTCGGAATTGTTTTATCACACAATGAATATGGCTTAGTACATGAATCAATTAAAGCTACAATTAAAAGTTTTAAAGATAATCCAGAAGTTCAATATGAATTTCAATTAATTCTTGAATCTATTGAAAAGCAAGCTAAATATATTGTCGATATTTATTAAATCAAATTTATTTAAAAATTATGAACGAACACAAAATTAAAATCAATTTTAGAATTGGTCAATTATCTGCAGAGAATCAACTAGTAATAGTTAGATTAGTGAATCATTTAGCAAGTTCTCCAGAAAAATATAGAGAGAATGCTATTAAAAGAATTAAAGAAATAAATAAAGAAAATTGTTTAACTTTTTTTGAGGATAAAAATTAATGGATATTAAAAATAGAAAACAAATTTATAAAAAAGTGCAAAATTCAGCACTCAATTTACTTATCTGGAATAATGATTTACCAGATTCTATAGGTAGTTTAAATATAAAACTAACAAAAAAAGAGATAGCTAAGTTAAAAAATATTGTTTGGTATATACAAAATAAAAAGTTATGGAGGTAACAATGAATAATGAAAAAAAAGTAAGAATATTATTGAATATTCTTTCGGTATTATGTGAGTTAGCAGAAAGGGATGCTACTTTCTTTTTACCTCAAAAAGGTAATGAAATAGATTATGAAGAGTCAGTTAGATATTTAGTTAGAGAAATACAAATTACCAGTAGGAGAATTGATTAATGACTTATCAATGTAAACAAGTTGATATAGGAGATAAATGCGTAGAGTGTTTAAAATCAACTGCTTTTGGTACTGGTTTATTTATAAATAGAATACCTGCCGATAATGATGAATACATAGGGTGGTTATGTCCAGAATGTAACTGGCATGAGTGTGATCGCTGTGATGAAAGAATTTATGATGAGGATGATTGCACTCCTTATGATGTTTATTTAGAGCATGAACCAACAGAATTTTCTGATGGTGCATATAGAGTTCATTATGATTGTCTAACTGAAGAAGAAAAAGAAATCATGGAGAAGAATAATGCTTGATAAAGATAATTGGGAAGAAAATAAGGATGAAGCTAAAGATATAGCTCAGATATATATATATGATGAAAAAAGAAAAAGTGAGTGTATAAAATATTTTATGTCTCATTTTAAAATTAGTCAGGCTACCGCTTATAGATGGTATGACAAGATTTATAATGAGCTATCTATACCTAGCATAGATAAAGCTAATAAGTTAGCTGAATATAAAGCTCAAGTAGAGCATCAAATAGAAATATCAATGAAAGAAATAGAAAAATTACCAATAGGAGAAAAAATTAAATTATTTTCTGAAATTACAAAATTAAAAAAGGAGCTAAGAAAATTATGAAATTTAATCAAAAAGAAATTCAATTTTTAAATGGTTTAATTAATGATTATTTAATTAACTATGATGAAGAATATGAAAAAGAACTTGGATATTCTTTAAATTTTGTCAAAAACTTACAGCATAAATTTACTGAGAAATTCCCATGAGAATCACTAATTAATTAACTGGCATTACTAGCGTCTTGAAAAGTATAGTTTTTAATTTCTTAGAGATTAAAAATGGTTGACCTCAAAGTATGTAAGTCCAGTACTTTCCAAATACGAAAATTCGGTAACGAAAATGAACAATGACCATTTATGGACTTTATTTAATGATGCTCATTGGAGATCATTAGATAATATTTGTAGTCATCCTCTTGAAGCTAAAGATATAGAAGATTTAGCTGAAGATTTAGGTTTACAAATTATTGCAGACCAACTTAGAGAAAATAGAGAAGATCAGGAGAAAAAAGAAAATGATTAATGAATACTACATTACAGAATCAGCAATTATTAAAAGAGTTTATTCTGTTAAAGCTCATTCAGTAGAAGAAGCTAAAGAAAAATTTAATAAAGAAGGTGGATTTTATCATCCTCCTATTGGAGAATCAGAAGATGTTGATGGATCACATCAAATAGAAGAAGTTGAATTTATAGAGGAGGTAGAAGAATGATTGATAACCCATTACCAGATCAAGTTATGCAAGAAAAAGATAACGAATATTTATCTGAACAATTTTATGAACATTGTGAAGATAAAGCTAAAGAGATCGCTAAAGAATTTAAGTTATTACCAGAATTTTTAGATGATTTTATAGAATATTATGCTGATATATGTTTAGATTCTGATGAAGGTTATAGCTTGATAAATGATAAAAGTTTAATTGATGATTGGTGGATAGAAAATGAAGATAATTATGATGATTATTCAAGTCCTTATGAAGATTATGAACCTAGTGATGAAGATATGATGAGTAGTTTTGGCACTAAATGGCATGATGGATTATGAGTGATATAAACAACGATACATTGAAAGAACAACTGTATGATGAAGCATGGATTGATTATATGGTTGCCAATAATCTTACTCAGGATAAATTAATGGAGATAGAACAGGATTCTAAACTTGGATACTTACCTGAGATAGCAGAAGAAGCTGAAAAAAGATTTGAGGAATTATCATAATGACTGAATTTGTACCAATAACACGTTATTCCAGATGTAAAAGATCTTCTGGAACTGTAATAAAATGCCCTAAATGTAATGAATTAGCAAATATATATCATTTATGTTGGAGTGCTTTAATGTGTCAATCATGTAAAAAAATGATTGATAAATATGATTATTTGATAGAAAAGAATAAATATTCTAAACAATAATTATTTTTTAGTTTTAATAACAAAATCGTGTATAGCTTCACGAATTAAAAAACCTATTGAGAGTCCAGCTCTTGATAGGTCTTTTATATGTTGATAATCATCAGGATCAACAGATACACTAATTCTTTTTAAAGTTTCTCTTTTCTCTTCGGTAACATTTTCAGACATAATCAATAGCAAACTTATATTATAATACTAGCATAGCGATATTTTACAAGTATGAATGGAGAAGTTATATGAATGTCGTTTAAAGAAAAAGAAAAGAACCAAAAGAAAAAGAAATATAATATAAATAAATAAATATTTATAAGAACTATATATGTATTAATAACATATATGTATATATATAATATATATATATATAGGATAAGGAAAAGAATTTTTTGGATATTCGCTTGACATTTAAATAAATATCATCTACTGTCAGCAATGAACAGTTTATTATGAATGGAAAAAACAGATCCCGACAAAATTAAAGTTTGTGTCTGGTTAGAACCTGAACTTCACGAGTTTCTTGATACAGCTAGAGGAGAAGAATTAAGAATCCCTCAGTTTATCCGAGTAATTCTCAAACAGAAAATGAAAGCTGCTGCTAAAAGAAAACCAAAATCAGTTGCTTCTGATCCTTTTTCTTATTACATAATCAATCCAGAAGTAATACCTGATGATTTAAAAGAATATGCAGATCTTTTGATTGAATGGTGGCCTATTAGAAAGAAAAAAGGTGCATCGTGCACTCAAAGCGTTGCTAACCGCATCTTTAATACTCTCAGGTCATTTCC